CTCTGATATTTACATGGCGATCACCGGCCTTGCCGACCAGCTTGCACGCGATGAAGGAGTGCGGCGATTTCCGTACCGGGATTCGGTCGGGAAAATCACCATCGGAGTCGGCAGAAATCTTGATGATGTGGGAGTCTCGCAGGACGAAATCGACTTGATGCGAGATAACGATATTAAGGCCGCGACAATCGCCTTAGAGCAAACGTTCCCGTGGACTGCGGGGCTGGACGACGTTCGCAAAGAAGCTCTGCTCAATATGACCTTCAATATGGGCGTCGGAGGCTTGGCTGGTTTTAAGGATTTCCTGAACAAGATGCAGGCGGGCGACTGGAACGCAGCAGCGGGAGCCATGCTTGATTCAAAGTGGGCGCAGCAAGTTGGCTCTAGAGCGCAGCGGTTGTCGATTCAGATTGAGAGCGGAGAGCGGCAATGAGCTTCAGTAATATCAGCCAGAACCCGCCACTCGGCCAAATGAATATCGAGCCGATGGATGCCTGGTACGCGGCCATCGAAAACCTGACAGCGGAGGGCGACGCAGGATCGGTTAACATCCCTTGGCTGCTGGCAATTTCCGTCTCAGTCGGGAATGCGACGACGCAGGCTATCGGCAAAAATGCGGTCGTATTTTGCGAACCTGAATGGGGCTTTGACATGACTGGATCGGGGAAAGGTTCGATGTATGGCAATGGTGGAATTGGATCGGGCGAAGGAGGATTGTATGTCAGTTGGTGATCCGCAGATGTTTATTGCCGTAAGTCTGGTTGTCGTGATCGGCTTGGCGCTCAATATTGCCGCCGCCTACCGCAACTGGAAAAATGCAAAACAGAATACGGTTGGGTTTAACCTCGCGCATCGCCTTCGCGCCGAAGCGCAGCAAATTCGTGACAAGGCTGTGAGCGAAGCTCTGCAATTCCGCGCCGACAGATTCAAGGTCTGCGAAACCTGCGGCAAAATCGTTCAAGGGTTATGTCTGGAATGCACAGCCAAAGTAGGGATCGAGGAATAATATGGCAGGAGCAACTTACTCAAGCGTGGCGGTCTCGCCTTCCGGGACGACGCTGCTCAGTACGATTACTCAGACCACAACTGCCGGAACCGTGCTGGCCGAAGTCGTCGTCCAGCCGGGAGCCGGAACGCTCGGCTATGGGCAGGTGACGGTCTTGAGCACGGGAGCCGCGACTGCGATTGCCCCGGCCCGCACAACCCGAACCTCGCTGTTAATCTCGGTAGCGGGAACGACTAACGCAAATCTATACTTCGGGGATTCATCCGTCATATCTACCACGGGCCTGCTCGTTCTCGGAATTAAAGGGGCCAGCTTCCCGCTGCCAACCTCTGCGGCCCTGTACGCAGTGACGGACGGAAGCGCAAACAACATCGTGAGCTACTTGGAGACGTATCTGTGAAAAGATTGCTGCTCGTTTTGGCGCTGGCAATTTCCGCCCACGCGCAGGGTGGAGTGAGTTATCCATCGACTACGACGGCCTCGCCCCAATTCAGCATCCCATATTATTCACAGGCCGGGAACGGAACCCAACTGGCTGGCATTGCGGCTCCAACGTCACCGGCTGGAGTGCCGCAAGTCCCTTGTCAAACTCCCGCTGGAGGCGTGGCCACAACCCCAATAAGCTGCCTCCCCGGAGTCAATAGCCGCGCCCTGACTGGAACCACGAACACCGATACAATCCTGACGACCGATTGCGCTCCATACGTGATCGAGTACCTGACCTCGGTCGCGGTTGCGGTGACGTTGCCCACAGCGACAACCTTGGGTGTGCCGAAATGCCGATTCCAGATCATCAACAATACGACTGGAGGAAGTGCGGTGACGGTCACGCCGACGACGTGGACGATCAATGGAGCGAGCGCACTGATCGTTAATCCCGGTCAGTGGGCCACAATCGGCATCGACGCGAACAATGCGACAAACTGGGTAGCCGTGAAGGGCGGAGGCTCGACCGCGATTCAGGGCTCGCTCGATCAGACGGGAGTCAGCACCGCGAATTCCGGGAGCGCGCAAAACATCGTTGCCAACACAGCCGTAGCAGGCTACTACCGGGTCACGTATTATGTGGATCAGAGTGCAGGCTGCGCCACATTGGGCAGCGGTGCGCTTACGGTAGCCCTCGGCTGGACGGATGCAACCCATGCCCGCGTTACGGCCAATCAGACATTGACCGTCGCCACAGTTGACACCGGAACCGGAGATTACTTGACGCAGAGCGCCGTCATCTGGGCGGCGGCAGGAACGGCAATTACCGTGACGGATACCTACGTAGCCTGCAACACGGGAACATGGACTTACGATCAGCACGTCCGCGCGGAACTGGTGCAATGAGGATCGCGCTCATAATGCTCCTGCTGATTGGCTGCGCGTCTGCTCAGAACACTGTACAGTCGAGCTACTTCGGCTCAAGCTGGAACCATATTCCTCCGGTTGTATGGCCCCCCACTGACTCCAACGGAACCACAGCGTCGATGACCGTCTTGAGAGCTTGGGATAGTGGACAGAAATGGGATCAGATCGAAACGTCGGCGGGAAGTTTTACGTGGACAGGTATGGACACAATTGTAAATACACTCGTCACGAATCCAGTGATGAATATAATTTATACCTTCGGGGCAACTCCGCAATGGGCCGGAACATGTTCGGCGGCTGCCGATCCAAGTACATGCCTTCCCGGACCTGTGGGTAGCGGTTATGGAGGCGGGGTCCTGTGCGGGAACCCGAATCACTATAGCTGTCTGCCGCCAAGCGACGTGAATACAGATGGCACTGGAACAGACACGCAATACGTTACCTTTGTGGCTGCCCTGGCTGCCCGCTATCCAAACGAGATCGCTTTCTATGAAGAATACAACGAGGCGGATTCCGCCGTGTTCTGGTGTCCTGGAGGCGGGGCCACGGGCTGCCCAACGTCACAGCAGAGTTTGAACATCCTCGTCCGCATGATGTGGGACATGCGAAACGTGATTAAGTGCCTCAGCCCGACATCCAAGATCGTTGGCCCAGCCTTTCACAGCAATACAGCTTTAGTGTGGGGCCACAATTATTCCACCACATCAGTCAGCGCCCCGGCTGGAGTCGCGGGAACCAACGGAGTCCCCGCTGGATGTAACTGGAGTGCCCAGACGGTGACCGGAGCGCAAACGTGGGACATCACTAATTTCCACGACCACTTTTCTACTCCAGACGGTCCTTTCATTGCGGCCTACAATAACGTAGCCACGGAAATCAGCAACGATAACCTGCCGACTATGCTGTTTGAGGACGAATGGGGTTGCGAGCTATGCACGAACTCCGATTCGCGGGCCGCTTACTACGGGGCTGGTCTGGCGATACGTTCCTCTGTCGGACCACCTTACGTAATTGCAACGAATCAGTACCAATGGGATTCGGGCGGAGGATTGAACTTGCAGGGCGACATCAGCGGGCTCGCGTATGATGTGGAGATTGGATGGCTTGACAACTCGACCGTAAACCCTTACAGCCTTTCAGGGACGATCTATTCGGTTCCTCTCGCAACCTCAGCCGGACTCTCTGGGCTGATTGTCTGGGACACGTCGCAAACATCCACTTGCGCGAGTAGCTGCCCGATGCATTCTTATGGATCGAAATATGTGACATGGACCGATCTGGCAGGCGTGGTACACTCAACCACGCTGGGAAACGGGACGGCCCCGGTTGGACTCAAGCCGATTTTCTTGCTGTCAAGTCCGGCATCAAATCCGGCGCTGGTGTTTAATCCTGGAGGATTCCTTCAGTAATGGCCATCGCATTCGTTAACGGGACGAACAATGCTGGCTCGGCTGTAACCAGCTTGAATACGCCTTACGCCCCTACCGCTGGCAATACGGTGTGCGTATTCCTGTGCTTCTCGGGCGCGGTGACCAATCTGACCGTGACCGACCAGATCGGCAATCCATTAACGGCTGGCCCAACGAAATCGAATACCGTTGTCGTGACCTCGTTCTACTACACGGCTGCATCAGGCGTTACCCAGTTTCAGGCGAGTTGGACAACCTCTAGGCAGGTATCCTGCACCATTGTTGAATATTCTGGCGTGATTGGCGGCGTAAACGCTGGCTTGGCTGGGAATACGGCCTCGGCAAGCAGCGCCACGGCCTCGATTACGGTCACCACGGACGACGCTACCGACTGGGTGACCGCCATGCTCGCAGCCAGCGGTCAGGTCATCACAATCACGGTCGGGAACTCGCGCGAGACGAACAACATCCAAGGTGCCAAGGTGGTGTCTGCCGATGCCACGGCGTCAGCCAGCAGTGCGACGATAACGGGAACGTTGACTTCGACGGCTTGGGCTATCGTGCTGCTAGAGCTGCGAAACGTTCAGACAAGCGGTGGAGGGAGTACATCGAACTGGTTATCGAAAGCTGTAGCCACGGGCGTGAATAAGCACAGCTAAGCCGTGCCCTCTGACAATTACGTATGGCGAATACTCTCACAACCAACCCGCTGATTATCACGACGGCAGCGACGATCTCGACCACCACGGTGCGTCCGCTTCTCGCCAAGCGGATCGAATGGCTGACCCCCGTAAACATCGGAGATAAGGTGATCGCTCAAGACCTGACCGGGAATGTGATCTTTGAGGGAACGTGCGAAGTAGCCTCGCAGAGCCAGATTCTCTGGTCCGGCCCGCAGAAATTGACGTTGCCTGGGAAGCAAGCCAGTTTCGCTGGAACCGGCAATGCTGCTGGGTCATGGCAGATTGCAACTATTAACTCTGGGACACTGTTGGTCTGGTTCTAGGAGACTCTATGGACATCGTGCAAAAGCGCGGAATCAAAGGCGGACAGGGCAATTCTTCATCGGAGTATTCTGACGTCATCGCCCGCGCCGGATCGTGGCAGTACGGCAACGATGCCATGTATGCTGACACCGAGGGCGAGAAAAAAGAGGAAGACCTGAAGTTCGGAGTCCCAAACGGTTTCGACGGACGCGGCGGTGAGGAGCACGACCCCAGCGGAATCAAGGGAGGGAAGTAAATGGCGCGAACGCATGAAAACGTTGGACACCCCACCATCTACAAGCACATGCACGAACACGATGAGCTTGTGGCCGAAAATCCGAACGGCTTGGATACCTTGCCGACGCCGCACAACTTCTCATCGAATCCCGGTTTCATCTCCACGGCTGGAATGCTTGGCGCATCGCAGCCTGCGAACGGCGACGGAGTGATCCGTGGCACAATCGCAAGGGGGTCACTTCCCCGACCAGTCACGAAAGGCGGCTCGTTCGGAGGGCCAGCGCGTCCGGTCGCAGGGTTCAACGGGCGATAACCGGCCAGACACGGGATCATGGAACGAGCCCGACCAGAACCCGCAGGGGCCAGCCGAAAGCAGCGTGAGATAGCATGGAGCACCGGGACAGCGGCCTTCTCGTAGACTTTAGCGGCACAGAATTGCAGGACACCGGGAAGCGTGTCGGCAACTACCCGGTCGTCTATAACGAGAAGCAGGAGCGGGAACTAAAAACGCTGAATCAGGAAACCGCACTCATGCGGGCCATGAACGAAATCCGCGAGTATCAGCCGAAGAAAATGTCACCAGCCGACCGCGAGAAATTCAACATTCTGTGCGAGTCGATTTTCAAAAAGCACGGCATCACACCCGAAACCTACCAGCAGTATTTCGGACATCTGGGAACCACCGGGCAACTCAGGCGCTAAGTCGTGCCCTCTGGCAGTGGTATGAAGGCGCACATCCCCCACGAGCAGCCAGTCAAGACGGGACGGTTTGGACCGAAACTTGACGCAATGGACATGCAGAACAACCCATTTCGGGCTGCATACCACGGTGGACACGAAATCAACGAGTCGTACAAGCTGCCAGCGCCGAACGCATCGGGAACAAACCACTCGTACATGCACCCGGCAGTATCGGGGGGCGGCGCAACGACGGCGAAGCTCTCAGCGAAACAGAAAACACCGGCTGGGCCGATTCAGACGGGGAAGAATACTTTTTAGGAGAACTCTCATGGCCAAACTCATCGAACCCGGCAATGCAATGCCCCTCGGCAAGAGTCCTGCTGCGAACTCAACTCGGTCGCGCGAGGACATGATTATCGACAAGACAAAAACCTTGTCGTTCCCCGAGGGCGAGATTTTGAATCTCGAAAACTTCGGCACCCGTGGCGCATACAACACCGTCGCGGCAATGGAAACGGAGTGCGGAAAGACTCTGCAAGAAAGTTATCGCTCGCAATTCCCGGAATCCGCGAAGTACACCGACAAGGTTGCCGACAGGTAGCATCCTCCCCGGCGCTGGGCCTGTCGAGTTGCGCGTGATCCTCGGCGGGCCCGATTTTACAGTATGAAGAAAATGATCTCAATTATCGTTCTGCTCGCGGCATCAGCCGCCGCCCAAGGACCCGCCTATCCGTACTCCGTTGTATTGACGTGGATTGCCCCGACTGGAAACGCACCGACCGGATACAACGTCTATCGTGCTCCGTACAGCGCCAGCGCGTGCGGAACATACGCCGTTTTGAACTCTACCGCAATCACGACCACAACCTATACGGATACGACCGTTACGCCGGGAGCGCAGTATTGTTACGAGGTAACCGCGTTGCAGGGCACGGCAGAATCCGGCCCGGACGTGCTGGCCTCAAACCCGGTGAGTCTTCCGCCGCCGCCGCCAACCGGCCTTGGCGCAACCGTGAAATAACATGAGTGTCGAATCGGTTCTCGGGAACGCCAAGATAGCGCAGACCATGCGCGAGTACAAACATGGAAAACTCCGAAGTGGAAGCACCAAAGGCCCGAAAGTCAAGAGCCGCAAGCAAGCCGTCGCCATTGCCCTCAGCCAAGCCCGCAGAGCCCGAAAATCTTGAACTGACCGCTCCGAGCATCCCCACAATCGCATCCTTAAACGAAGTGCAGATGTCGGCGCGGGAGCGCGGCAAGCGCGATTTGTTTTTCTTCTGCCACGACATTCTCGGCTACAAAGACATGCTTCTCCGCGTCCATCAATCCGTGTGCGATCTCTGGGCACCCTACGACCACACCAAGCCCTATGAATTGCAGGATGACATCCACAGCGTTCTCCTGCTCGATCCGCGCGGTGAATTCAAAACATCAATCTCTCTGGGCCGCTGTTTACAGGAGTGGATTAACTGGCCGGAAGTGGCAACCCTCCGCATGTCGGGCGTGATTGAATTGGTCAAGCGGAGCATCAAGGAAGTCAAAGATCACCTGATCGGCAATTCGGTATTGCGAGAACTGTACCCGGAAGCCGTACCGTGGAGCGACAAAAAGAACGAAGTCGGCATGGCCCCTTCAGACTTCGGAACGGCGTTCGGCATCACACACCCGAATCGCAAGAATCCGCGGCGCGAGCCAACGCTCACCATTTCTTCGCTCGACTCAGTAAAGTCAGGTTCCCACTTTGAAAAGATCGTAGGCGACGATTTGGTGCATGAAAAAAATTATCAGACCCGCGATCTCTTGCAGCAAACAATCGAGGACTGGGATGGTACGCGAAACCTGCTGAATCCTCTCGGCTACCGCGAACTGGATGGAACGCGCTACGACTGGTCGGACTTGTACGGGCGCATCATCGAAACCAACAAAGGCCAGTGGCGAATTCACGTCCGGCCGATCTGGACCGACGACCTGGACTTCGCCAAGACGCACGGGTTCCACATCCCGGAAACCTACGTACCTGGCGACCTGCTACACCTTCACCCGGAACGCTGGACAATGCGGGAACTTCTGGAAATCCAGAGCGACAACCCCTACCTGTTCAACTGTCAGAGACTCAACAATCCGGTGCCCGCAAGCTCCGACAACTTCCCGATGGTCGAGCTAGTCAAGCACACAGTAAAGCGCGAGAAGTACCCAGACACAGGACTGCTCAACGTGTTCATGGGCTGGAAGTTTGACTTCATCGACCCGGAGGCAGAGCCAGCGGTCGGAGTCGTAGGCGGCTGGGACGCGAAGGGCCGTCTGTTCGTTATCGACTTGGTGATGGGCCGGTTCAAACCCTCACAGATCATCGACCTCATGGTCGTGTTCTGGCAGAAGTGGCCCGTGTCGCGCATGGTGCTGGCCGACAACAAGCGAGAGAGAATGCTGGAGGCTGGGCTAATGTCGCGGCTTCGTCAATTGAAACTCTCGTTTCCGATTGACTGGGTGAAGTTCGGAGGCGCGGAACAATCGGAGGATGCACTGATTTCTCATGTGCTCTCACTGGAACCGCTGCTCAGGGAAAATCAGTTGTGGTTCCATGCCGATCTGCCGCATCTGGCAAATTTGTACTTACAATTTTCGCGCTTCCCGAAGTTTAAGATGCGGGCGATTCCGTACGCAGTGTCGCGGCTGATGCACTACCGGACAATGACGCAGAACAACGCGAGCTATGCAGCCTACGGAGTGGACATCGTTTCGCCTTCGCTATCATGGAATCGGGAAGATATGGAGTTGGGAGCAGGGTTGACGGGCTGATCGTGCCCTCTGGCAATTACGTATGGCGTTGATCGAGACAAGCATCAACATGGCGAAGGAGATTACGGCAGAAGAAGTCCCGCTGCCGCCGCAACTTCCCGAAGATCAGACCGCCGCGGAACTTGTCCTGAAAGACCTCCAGCGAGGGGAATACTACCTTCTAGCCAAAGGGATGTCAGTCGAGTGGGATGCCGACGACAGGCTCTATCTGTTTCGCGTTCCGCAGGGATTCTGGGAGGGGTCGAGCGTCCCTCGCGCATCACTGGGCGTTCCGCTGATCTACGAGCACATCGAAAGCCTGATGCCGCAGGTCATGTCCGCGCTGTTCGCGGACTCCCCGCCGTTTGAAGCCATTGCCCGCCCAAAGACGAAGCAAAACGCAGCGCGGGCCTCCAAGGAAATCATCAGTTACCAACTGGATGAGATGAAGTTCCGCGAGGAGTTGCGGAAGTGCGCGAAAGAGATGCTGGTCTACGGAACCTGCTACATGCGGCTCGGTTGGAGGCGCTGCCAGAAAACCGTGTTCAAGCGCGTGCGTAAGGGAACGCCGACCGTGCAACTGGTGAACGGATTGCCCGTCAAGAGCTATGCCAAGGGCGCGGGCAAGTGGATGACGAAATCAGAGCAGGTCTGGGTGAACGAACCCTACTGCGAAAACGTGCATGTCCGGTACATTATTCCAGACCCGAAATTGCGATGTCCGGATATTCGGAAAGCGGGTTTTCTTTGCCATAGAGAGTACATGGGAGTCGAAGCACTTGAGAAAGCGTTTCGCCACATCCCTGGCAATACCCTTCCACCGACAGAATACTTGAAGTCGCTCTTCGACCAACCGAAAGAAGCGCCGGAACGGTCGATGCTCGAAGGACGCTCGACAACTTCGGTGATGAACACTGGCATTTCATCGCTCGATCTTAACATGGAATTCAAGGCAATGCCGCGCTATCAGGAGTCCACGTCGGACCCGAACCGGCAGGAGCTTGAAGTGGTAGAATACTGGACGGAGACGCAACACTATGTCCTGCTCAACCGAAAACTTATCATCATCAACGAGAAGAACACTTTTAGCGAAATCCCGTATCGCAGTTGCTGCTTCACTGATGTTCTGGATTCTTTTTTTGGTATTGGTATCTCTCGCCTTCTCAAAGGGGAGCAGCGACTACAGCAGGGAATTATTAACGGGCGACTGGATGACCTTTCTCTTAGGCTGTCTGGCAGCTTCATTCGTATTCGCGGTAGCAACACTCCTGCTCAACAGATGCGGCTTCGACCGGGCGGCATCATCGACTCGGACACGCCGGACGGAATCAAAATGATCGAATATCCGCCAGCTATGGCGGATGCCTTCACGGAGGTAGAAGCATCAGACAGTAGAGCACAGCGCAGATCGGGAGCGAACGAATTGATTACCCAAGGTGGCCAGCAAGGGCCATCTTCGATTACGCGCACCGCGACCGGGATGAATGCCCTTTCTGCGGGCGTCGGGGCCAGGTTGGGCTACCTGATCGACTTCATCTCCGACCTGATCTTCGTCCCTGCGCTGGAATTCTTTCAAGAGTGCAACAGTAAATGGCTGGACGAAGAGACGATCCAGAGCATTCTGACTGACGAGTTGGCGCACGACTACGACGGCGACATGATCGACGTTGTAAACGCCAAGTTGAAGTTCAAAATGCTGGCGAGCGCGAAGGCCAAGGCTCGTCAGGCTCTCGCGCAAAACCTGATGCCGATGTTGCAGGTATTCCAGCAAGCCCCGGTACTCGAAGCGATGGCAGCGCAGGGCCTCAAGGTGGACTGGGTAGAGATCGCGCAGGCCGTGGCCGACATCTCGGAGATCGCCGGATCGCAGAAGTGGATCGTTCCGATGAGCGATCAGGAAAAGCAGGCCATGAAGATGAAGAACGAATTCGCGCAGCAGATGGCCTCGAAGTCGATTGACAACCAGCACCAATTGCAGCAGATTCAGGCGACTGGAAATTCACAACTCAAGACGGCATTGAGCAAGGAGCTCATCAAGGGCGTAGTGGAAGAATTGAAAGAAGGAGCCGACCCGATCAGCGGCGAAGCTCCAAAATCGGACGGAGACAATGGCGACTAAGAAGAATAACGTTGACATCGAACTTTCTGACGCGGAACTCGATTATCTGAAAAAGATTCACGTCGCGCAAACCTTGGCCGACTTCATGCGGCATCCCGGATGGGAAATCTATACCGGGCTGATTGCAAACTTCGTCGCGCGGCTGGAGGATCAGCATTTGAACTTCGCAGTGCAGGGCGGCGAGATCGCCACGAAGGAAGCCTACTATGCTTCGGGAATCAGACTCGGAGGCGTGCGGCAGTTCGCCAAAATACTGCAAGAAGAAATCGCTAAGCGCATCGACATTTTGAATCAACCCCTGGTCGCACCGAAACGGCCCGACCCGGCAGACTTCGACGGAGAGGTACAGTAAATGGCTATCGACATCACCAAAGGCATTGAACCATTCGAGGATCGGATGGACTTCTCGCGGAACAACCCAGAGCGCAAACCATTCGCCAGCAAGGGCACCGACCAAGTTAACATCGGATCGGAGTATGATCCGTTTGTTCCGCCTCCCGAAGTTAAGCCGCCCGATCCGCCACCCGTCACACCTCCGCCCGCGCCGAAATTCACACACAAACTGGCAAACGGCACAACACTCGAAGCCGCCACGGTTGAAGACTTGGCCGCACAGATCGAGAAGGCGATCACCCAGCAAGCGCCCGCCCCCGTCGTGGAGGAGAACTTCGAGGACAAGCCTGTCTATGAGGGCTACCAGTTCTCGCGCAAGGAACTCACATTGCAGGAGCAAGCCAATATCCTGAACGTGATGAGGGAAAATCCGCAGAAGGCTTACCGGATGTTGCAGGAAGCCGAAACGGGCGCGACGACCGAAAAACTGCTGCAAGTGTTGAACGAAACCCAGATGGCATTACGCCTGCAAAAAGAGATGGAAGCAGGAGCGGAATTCCTGGGAGAGTGCGAGGACTTCAACCCCACGACGGCGAACTCCAAAAAAATTACCGACTATTTGAAGGAGCAGAAGAAGCCGGTAACGCTGAAAAATCTCAAGGTCGCATTCCGCAAACTGGTCGCAGCGGGCGACAAGAGCCTACTTGTCAAGGTGGAGGAAGCGCCGCCCGTAGACGACAAAGATTTGACCGACACTCCGCCTCCGCCTGTCGTGGTGCCATCGAATCTCGGGAGGCCAGAAGAGGCTGCAAGGCCGGGGGTGGATGCCGCGAAATTCGCTGCGCTCCCGCTGTCGAAGCAAAAGGAATATTTCGATGGCCTCAAGCGGAGGTAGTCGCTAAGTCGTGCCCTCTGTAATTGATGTAACGACGCACTAAGGAGCCTCGCAAATGTCTTACCAACCGGCATCAGTTCTCACATCGACCGCAGGACTGTCCCACCTTTCCTCGATCTACTATGACCGCGTGGGTGTGGAGAACCTGAAAGCGAACCTGCCCTTCGTGGCGACGACCTCGCGCCGGAAGCTCCCCGACCGCAACGGGCGCACGATCCAGCTCTACTCCTACGATCTGCTGGGCGCTGCCACCACGCCCGGATCAGAAGGCACCGTGGGCACCGGCGAGAACCCGACGACCTCAATCCGCAACGTGACGGTGCAACAGTATTTCAACTTCGCATCGTTCTCCGACATCCTGGTCGAAACCGCCATCGACCCGATTGTCGAGAACACCGCCGCCGAAATGGGATACCAGGCTGCGCTGACCGCCAACGTTCTGGCGCGAACCGAATACGAGGCAGAAGCCCTTGCTGTGTCAGCCATTGTCATTTCCTGTACTGACAACGAATTCATGTCAGCATCTTTGGTTCGTCAGATGGCAATGTCCCTGCGGAACGCTGACGTACGTCCTCAATCTGACGGAATGTTCGTCGGCATCATCTCGCCGGCTCCGGCGTTTGATTTGCTCAACGACAACACAGCCGGTGGAGTTATCGACATCCTGAAGTATCACCGGGAAGGCGCGGAGGAGTTGATGCGCGGCGTGCAGGCTTACCGCGTGATCGACGTGGGCGGAGTTCGGTTCATCGAAACCACGACAACCTCGACTTTCTCGTCGTTCCCCTCGGGCTCCAAGACCGGCTACGGAACCTACGTCATCGGTCAGGACGCAGTGTTCTCTGTCAGTTTGGGCGCAACCGAAATTCCCGAGCAGCGGAATTTCCAGATCACCGTGAGGAACTGGGAGCCGAGCGTAGCGGACCCGGCGCGAGTCGTGGGAGCGAGTGCGGCCTACAATTTCAAATACGCGGCGTTGCGCGTGCCGCAGAACCCCAGCTTGAACCCGCGTTTCAGGCAGTGCAAGAATGAGGCGTCTATTTCGTAATGGCGTACTCACCCTCAACGCTTCTCAACCCGATCAGGGATTTCGGCGGCGCTCCTCAAATTGGAGCGCCGATTCTTTATATCGTCCGCCACGCCCAAAACGACGACGACGCCCAAGGGAAAATCCGCGGACTGAAAGACCAGCCCATCAATGCAGAGGGAGAAAAGCAATTAGAAGCCATCAGGGAGTTCTTTTCCGAGCGTCCGGTACTTGGAGTGTACTGCGATGATTTGTCGCGCACCAGGGCCACGGCAATGGCCATAGCGGGTGCCTCTGGATGCGGAGTCGAGGAGGATTTGGGGCTGAGATCGTGGGATGTGGGAAAACTGGAAGGAAAGTCGATGGCCTCCCACAAAATCGAGATCATGGACTTCAAGACTCACCCGTCAAAAGTTCCAATCGGAGGCCAGTCGTGGGGCGAGTTCAAGCGGCAGGCCGGGGAAGCGATTGAGCGGGCCGTCAGGCGTGGAATGGAAGCGTCAGCCCCGGTGTGTATCGTGACTCACGGAAGCCTGATCCAGATTTTCTTTGAGCGGTACGGCGATTGGAGCGAAGGCGCGGATTATGACGACACGCCTCTCGATCAAGCAGGAGTCGCAGCTCTGTACCTGACGCGGGATGGGATGGAATTGAAAATTCTGCGGGGCGGGAAAGACACGCTGATATGAGTAAGATTGTTCTTGCTGGGAAATATGCTACGGTCCACACAAAGAACTGGGTCACTCCCCAAAAGAAGCCAACGCCCAGAGTGGACCGCGTAGCCAAGGGTCCATGCCGAATTCGGTTGAAAGATGAAACCGGCCGGAAGCAGGAAACCTACCGCAACCCGGAAGAAATGCTGAAGGCCATGCACGCGGAGACAGAGCGTAAGTTAGCTCCGCACAAATTCCCCGACCAGCAGACCTATGAGAATCCCGAGCGGCAGATCGGGAAAGGAATGTGGCACACCCAGTTGATCGAGAAGGTTCTCAAACTAGCCACGAATTTGTTTGTCGAGGACTGTATAGCGATTCCCGAATGCTCCGGGTTTTACAAGATGGTGTTCGGGGAAAAGAAATTCACCGGCGCATCGTTCAAGCGCGGATTCGTTCCAGAGTTCTCCATCTTCGCGCCTGACAATGCGGGGCAGATGACCTCAGCGGGAATCACCTACGGCTGGCGCATGGTGCTGGCGCGGCTCGTAATCTCAGGAGATCTGACGATGAATCAGGTAACAAAATATTTCGGAGAAGTGGCGCACAGTGACGACCGTGGCAAGCATTGGGCCGACAAAATCCGCAAGTACCGCGCCTAAGTCGTGCCCTCTGTAATTGATGTAGTTCAGGAGAAATTACCATGACGGTCTACGGCACACTCGTAACGAATGCTCCCTCGGGTCCGGGATGGTGGACGGAATGCACCCTCGCCACTGCGATTCCCGTCACCGGCACCACGACCGCCGTAGCCTCCATCGTCTACAACAACACATCGGCGCGTGTGTTCCAGCCGTCGCTGCCCGTTGCCGTGACCGTACTCGTGCCCACAACCGCGACCTCTGCCGCGACCGTTTCATACACGACATTGCAGAACGGGACGAATAACATCCTGTCGGCGCAATCTACCATCACCGGAGGCATCGGCCTCGCATCCGCAATTCTGGGCGTAACTGCGGTGCAGACCAACACTTCGACCTCGTTGGTGAGCTATACGGAAACCGGTACGCTGACTTTGACCTTCGTGAACGCGGGCGCGAACGCAACGCTTTCGGCGGGGACCCGGTTGCTGTTCTCGCAGAATCAGGGGAACTAACTCATGGCCTGGACAAACTTTCAGAAATCGAACTGGACCCGCACTGTAGCGCCAGACAAGGCGGTACAGTATTTCCCCGCATCGGTGCAGGGAACAGTGACGGGAAATTTGACGTTCGCGGCGGGCGCGGTAAAAACGATCACCCTGACCGCAGCCTTTATGTTTAAGGGCAATGGCATGATTTCCGCTTGGGGTCCGCAGGGCGTATCAAGCTACGAGACGGCGGCTGCTCAAGGCTTGGTAATCGAAAACGCCTGGTTGCAGGGTCCGGCATCCGGCTCCTATGCAGCCGGAAATCATCCACTCATCCTGCTTAACCTCTCGGCTGGCTCGGCCCTGACCACGGCTGCCACTGGGTTCGATTTGATCGTAGCGGAGCAATAATGGCAGAGGCAAACCTCTCACTCAAGGAAGTTACGCAACTGTTCGCGCAATTGATGGAGCAGCAGGCCGAACAGCAAAAAGTGATGCTGCAAACCGTCGTCTCGGAAATCCGCAAACCCCCAATCGACCCGATCAAGGAAGCCCAAAAAAAGCGCGAGCACGAAACAAAGGTGAAGGCCCTCGCAGAGATGTGGGAAAAGAAAGCCGCCAAGCGCAAGAACTGCGCTCACAGCCGACAGGACGGAACCTGCGTCATCGCATGGGCGGAACAATCGGACAAGCAATGGCGCGGCTACTGCCCAAACTGCGACAATACATTCTCTCCCGAAGACGCGGATTATCTCGAACAGCGCCGCCGACCTCGCGGCCTCATGGAGAGCGTGCGCGTCGTCGCCTGAGCCGTGCCCTCTGATAATTACGAGACGTTGACATGCTCGACGCACTGCTCCTAACACGCGGGCCGGGAAGCCCCATTACGTTAGGATTGGTGACCGGGCTTTTTATTTACCCCAACGGATCACCTGTAACCGGATCGGCGCAGTTTAAGCTGTCGGCGGACTTTGCTTGCGCCACAGCCTGCTACGGGCCGACTGTGGTGTCGTTTCCGGTCATGGCTGGAACGCTGTCATGCTCCGTCATCTTCAACGATGTGCTCTCGCCAACCGGGAGCACTTACCAGATCACGGTGAAGGATACGGGATTCGGCCAAGTGTGGGGCGGAAACTACAGATTGGTCAGCGGAACCGCGAACCTG